CTCTTTAAAATTTAGTTGTTATTACTCTTTCATTCATTTTCGGGTCAATGCTACTTTTCCTACTTGAATATTCCTCCATATTTTTACTTTTTATAATTAGTAACATTGATAATTTGCAAAATGTTTTAATACATCTGTATATAAATACCGTGTATCTTGTTTGTAAAGGTAACTAATCATTACTTTTTATGTAGCAAATGAGCCTTTTATACATAGGTAACGAAAAAAGGTGATACAAAAATTTGCAATATTCGTAAAAAAGCGTACCTTTGCACCGCAATTAAGGCTGGTTCCGTAGCTCAGCTGGATAGAGCAACGCCCTTCTAAGGCGTGGGTCTTGCGTTCGAATCGCAACGGAATCACAAGGAAAAATGCTAATAGGTTCATTGATAACTTGTTAGCATTTTCTTTTTATGATAGTTGCACAACATTTGCACAACTCGCGAATAGGGAAAGAAAAAGCCGGGAAATAATTCCGGCTATATTGTTGTTTTAACCCCACCGCTGATTTTAGGAGATGGGTCGTATTCTGCTTTTTGTCTTCGTTTCTCGTCCTCGTCTTTGAGGTACTTGTTCCTTATCTCTTTGATGTCATTCGTCATTCCCCATACCTTGAAGAAGAGGATGATTTGCAGTACTCCGAATATTAGGAGTATGATAGTTAAAAAGTCAATCATAATCTTTGAACAAATATTATATGTCTTGCGATTGGTATGCTATAGCTATTGAATCATGAAGATGTCTCGTAATTGTATCTTCTATTACAACATTTACAAAAAACATATCAGATTGGCTTTTTTCTATAGTTCCTTCAATCTTTTTGTACTTTATATTCCAGGAATATAAGATTGCCTCTTTCTCAAATTCCAAACTGTCTTCGCATACTTCACTTTCAAAATCCGGAGTTCCATATTTTGCGTTAAATAGAATTTTCACATCATTCAATTTACGCACTGAACTATTGAAGCCTTCGATGTATTCGTGAAATATTACAGCGAAAAGTTTGTTATTATGCGTCATAATAGACACATCGTCGAATTCGACCGTTCCAATTTTATTATATTTTAATGGAATGACCCATTTAGAAGTGTCTTTTACCGAGATATACCCTAAATCAATCATCTCTTCAACGGTCATTCCCCATTTCAAATCCTTGAAAGCCTTAGACGCTTGTTCGTTGGTATATTTCTCTACTACGACAGGAAAGACCTCTGCTTTCTTTTTATTATTACATCCGATAATTGCAAATGTAGCCGCTATTAAAAATAGAATCTTCTTCATTGTGTTAATTATTTAGTTTGTTCTTTAATTCATTGAATAAATCGGGAATTCAAAATCCCCCCCCCATAATATTTAGATTTGTATTACAATAATACATCACTTACAATATGTTGCTTGACAATCCACAAACTCCGTACTTGCGCTATCTCTATGTCGAAATCGTCGTATTCATTACTGTTAAAAGAGTGTGCTATCCAGAACTTGCGAGATAACTCTTGGTCTTTATATCGGCGTAGTATTTTGATATGTCCGTGATAATCTCCGGTAAATTTGTCTTGTACTACTATTCCAAACACATTGCCGAAGGGAATTTGAGTAGCTACGTCTGCGCTGAAACCATATTTTTTTAGAGCTACCCAGCATCCGGAAGGGTATGCAGGGGACATGGAGTTTCCCGCTATCTGTGCAATCGCTTCGCAATCCTTACAGTCTGGCAGATACCAGTACCGTTTTATGCTTTCTATTCCATTGATAAGTTCTATTTGTCCGGCAGCAAATTTGAAATCAACTTCAGGGAGTAGTTTTATTCCTTTTTTCAAAGCCGACTTTAAATCACTTTCATTGTCTATGGCTTGATCTAGTGATGGGCTTTCAGTAGAAGTTAACATATCTCCATTTCCACCAACTAGCCATCCTTTATCTACATTGGGAAAAGTGGATAAAATCTTATCTATGACAGCATCTCCTATCCCATCTTTACGACCGAACCAGTTTGATACTGTATTAGGCTTTTCTCCAACTACGTCTGCAAATTTTTTGTTGCTTCCTCTTTCGTCTCCGAAATAGTAGGATTTAATTTTGAATATTCTTTCTCCAATATTGCTCATGTTCACAAATAATGTGTATGTTTGTGTCGGAATCAAGTTGCGGATGATTTCGACTAAATTGTTTAACTGTTCCCGTAAGGGACTATATAGGCGACTTCCTCAAACCGCAACTTTGGGGTTGGTCGCTTTTGTTTTATTGATATGAATAATGAACTTGCAAAATTGATTCCTAATGACATCAGTAAAATAACAGTTATTACATTACTTGAGCTATTAATGAAATTTGGTACTCCTAAAGAGGATATTAGGATTGCGCTTTCAATAATTCAAGGAGTACATTCTGCATCCCAGCATAACGTTGATGCTTTTCTTCTTCGCTATAGCTCAGAAATTCATGTAGAAAATCTTCTATCTCCTCAACCTTAAGAGTGCCCTTCATGTCGTTTATGAGATGGCTTATTAGGTTTTTATTTTCATTATTTATCAAAGCCATAATAGTCTGCAAAATATATTCTCTTGCCAACATCTTGGCAAAGCCTCCATCGTCTTTATTTTCATGAAATGCTTTAAACATAAACTGTAAAGAGCTTATTAAATCTCCATGTTGTCGGGCAATGAGAATTGGAACAACTCTCATCATTTCCTTTTTTACATCAAATTGTGTTTCTAAACTCGACTTCTTTATTTTTCCTTCAAATTCAGCTCTAAACTTATCAATTTTTTGACTTGTACCTTTTATATCGATGAATGTGTATATATTCCATCCTATCAATACAGTAACCAATAATGACAATATTCCTACTATCACTCCTTGGTAATCAAATCCTAACTCGGGAGTCCTATATGCGGCTATGCAGGTCGCTATAATAGCAATTGTCATTGCCACAATACTCAATCCTAAAGCCCAATTTTCTTTCTTCATGTTATAATAAGGTATAAGATGCTCTAATAGTTAAATAATGCTTATGTACACAATATGTGTGATTAAAATGTTTTATATTCACAGTTATTGTGTACATTTGCATCATCAATCAATCACGTAGCAAAGATAAACTAAATGATTGACGATACAAATAGTATAAACATATTAAATCACACGATTATGAGCACGAAGAGTTTTTTACATGAAGTTATGAGCCTTGCATGGCAGTTCGTTCGCAAGAACGGTTTCACGATGTCAGAAGCATTAAAGTGCGCTTGGGCTAACATGAAATTGAAATTGCAGATGAAAAGCAAGATTGTGAAATTCTACTTTCAAAAGGTGGACGGTTCTGTGAGAGAAGCCTACGGTACACTAAATGAAAAGCTGATGCCTGCCATTGCTGGTACTGACAACAGAAAGAAGAACGACACCGTTCAAACTTACTATGATACTGAACGCCAAGAGTTCAGATGCTTTAAGAAAGCTAACCTTTTAAAAATTGCCTGATATGAGAAACTATAGAGTTTGCGACAGTGTAGAAGCCTACGGGCTTGAAAAGGCTTTGGATAAGGCTTGTATAGACCTTGATAGAGTTGATAAGATGTCTGACACAGAGGCTTGTGCTTTCTGTAATACCGATACCAAAGAAGAGGCCTTAGAGGTTATTCAAGAAGAGATTGATTACATAGAGTTTCAACTTGATAGAATGGCGGTATGATAGAGGCATTGATAGTATTGGGCTGCTTATATGCAAGTTATAGGCTTTTCAGAAAGCCGGGCGAGAAGTTCTTTTATGATGATTAATCACACGATTATATCACGCACGACAGCCCTATTGACGGATTGAACGGCAACTGATAGCGAGAATCGGGTAGGGCACTATTGATTAGTTCTTTGACATATTGGTACGATATAAAGATATATTTCTGCGAAGGCACGTAAGCGAAGCCAGTGATGGTAGATAGTGGTGGGTGCAAGTGGAACGGAATTGACACCGATAGCAACCGAAGATAAGCTGATGAAGAGCGAATGGTTGTATATGTCTGATGTGTAGCTAACACTTGAAAAGGGACCCGGGTAGCATTTGAAACGTGTACCACCCGATAGGTTTTGCAAAGTTAATTAAATTTGTTTATTTATCATATCTTGTGTTTCTTTCATTCTGTACGATTTTCCCGTCATGTTCAGTAGAATCGCCTTGTGCGTTAGCCTGTCTACCATTGCTGTAACTAGTACTTTGTCTGCAATAATCTCGTCCCATCTGTTGAATGCGAGATTTGTTGTAATGACGGTTGTTTTCTTGTCAGTTCTGAGTGACAGATGGTTGAACAACATCTCCGCTCCCGCCTTGTCACAAGAAACGTATCCGAACTCGTCGCAGATGACCATGTCGTATCGTTCGAACTTGTTCTCGAGTGCCCTTAGTGTCATTGCGTTCCGGCATTCCCTTATCTGCGTAAGCAGTCTGGGCACGGAAGTGAACAGTACGGAGTATCCCGCGTTACAGGCCGCAATCCCCAAGGCTGTAGCCAGATGGGTCTTTCCGGTACCGGGATTCCCGTATAGTATAAGGTTGCGCCCTTCCTTGATGAAATCAAGTGTCTCAAGGTTTGGCAAGGCCTTCCGCGCTTCTGGCGGAAGCGCGTCCGTGTCTATTTCGTTGAGGTATCGCAACTGTGGGAACGCGGCATTTTTGATGCGATGCCGACGCTGGTTCTCCGAGCGGTTTTCTTTTTCCTGACGCAGGAGTTCGGCCGTGAACATCCACAGGTTCCATCGTTCATCAAGTCCTTGCTGTATAAGCAGGTCGATGTCGCGTCGTACCAGAGGGAGTTTGAGGTCGAAGGCATACGCACGTATCCGTTCGCGTATGGAGTCTTGATTTTCGTTTTGTTCCATTGCTATGCAATTTTTATGTTGTTAGACGGTAACTTTGTTTACAGGTTGTTGTGTGGCGCCACATCCGATCATCGCCGAAAGTGTGTCCAATGTCTGTGAGGCCGATTCTTCAATGGCGGTCTGTTGTGGATCGGACGGGGTCAGGGTGGCCGCGTCTTGACGGACGTTTGCGGTTCCATTGCCGTCACTGGCCAGCATCTCGGCGCTCAATTGTTCGGAAGACAGGCGTTTGAGTCCCCGGGAGGACAGACGGTCTGCCGCAGCCAGTATGTCGGCATAAGTGCGCTGGTTGTCACGGGTAAACACGAGCAGTTCGACAAACGATCTGGGAGAATCCGTAAAATGTTTGCGAAACAGTGCCGCCACGTCCGGGTGTACCTGTCGCATGGCCGTGGATCGTCCCAACGCCGCAGGCTTGCGAAGGAACGTGCCCAGATAGTGCATCAGGTCGATACACCAGTCACCGAGACGCCGGGAGCGTACATACGTGGCTACCTTGTCGCGACCGTCAAGCACGACAATACGCTCGGAATACATCTTTATGGGTACCTCCCGACCGACAAGCCGGTCAGGCACAGAGTAATGCACACCATCGACGGTAATGGTGGAATACTTCCCGACACGGGCATGCCGCTGCTCAAAGCAGCCCATGTCACCGTGGTCAAGCGGCCGCAAAGCCGCAATATCGGCCTGTACGCGCTCCTTCTTCTCTTGCGCAGACATGTTGGAAGCCTCCCCGTTGAGCCTGTCACAGACCTTGTCAAGATGACACTGCGCCTGCTCCAGCGAACCGAAACGGACATCATAGGCGAAAGCCCGCCGGCGGATATGTTCCACCGAACGCTCCACCTTACCTTTCTCCCATCCCGAACGCGGATTACAGAAATGAGGGGTGAAACAATAGTGGAGTTCCATGCGGCGCAGGGCATCGGTATGTTCGCGCTCCTGTCCAAGGAACTTCTTGACGGCCACCCGCATGTTATCGTAGGCCATTACTTGCGGCGTGCCCCCCAAAGCACGGAAGCAGTTGCGGTGTGCTTCCATCAGGGCCAACGTGTCCTCGCGGGAGAACAGGTATGCCCGCCGCAGGTTGCTATGGTTCATCGTGAACACGGCCATGTGCAGCTTCGTCTTGACACCGGCAATCCAAAGTGTCAGCACGCCCCAGTCAAACTCGCACCGGAACCCCGGTTCATACTCCTGGCGGATGAACGCCGCCGGGGACTTGGCTGGAGCGGACACCGCCACTTCCAATGCACGGACATACTGGCATACCGTCGAATAGGCAATCTCTATGCCTTGATCGCGCAACCGGCGCCACATGTCAATCTTGCGCATCTGCTGCTTGCGCAATCCGGCCGCGGCATTAGACCGGTTGCGGGCCATGAAGCCGTCTATCGCCTCCATCACCTGCTGGTTCATCACTCTGCGGACACGTTTGCTGCTGTCATAGCGCACCGGCTGCTGCAGGTACGTGTCCATTGCTTCCGCATCGGGGTTGTCACCGACCGCTTGTTCGAAAGCCCGGAGATACTTGCGTACAGTCTTGCGGCTCATGCCGTTACGACGGGCGATCTCACGGATGCTCAATCCGTCACGCCTATAGGCGAGAATTATGGAATCTCTTTCTTCCATGTGGTACATATTATGAACGCCATTGGTTTTTATGAATATACCAATTTTGTTCGGTTAAACATACCCATGGGTGGGGCACTTTTTAAATGTTGTTCCGGGTCCCTTTTCAAGTGTTAGCTACAGACCGATGTTATACGGACTATACAACACGTGATATAGTAACCTATAAGAGGGATTATGCTTTGGAGCAGGTCAAGTTTTGTGAGCAGGCATTATCCGAATTTGATAAGGAGGGTAAGAAATGAAACAGACAGTAGAAGAAGCAGCTAAAGAGTGCAGACGTACAACTGCCCAATCAATGGGTGTATATGCCCAATATCACTCAATAGATGAGTGCCCTAATCATGGGATTACATATGATGAAATTGCAGAAGCTGCATTTATAAAGGGTGCCGAATGGCAGGCAAAGCAATCACCGTGGATAAGCGTTAAGGAACAGTTGCCGGAAGAAAATGAGAATATCATTATCATGTGCAAGCATGGCGCAATATTTAATGGCACATACTGTAATGGAGTATGGTTCTGTATGGACGGTTATATCAATGATGTATACAAAGACAGTCCTATTTATAGTTCAATGAGCAGCATACCTCCATTATGGGAACCAGTAGCTTGGATGCCTATCCCTTCTTTCGATGAGATACTCGAAGCCAACAAGGATGTACTGAAACGGATTAATTAATTATGAGAAAGATTGTACAGTTAGACGAATACGATTATAACAAGCTTGCAGACCTTGCCAAGCTCAATGAGAAAGAAATTGAGAAACACGCCATTGACCTATGGAAAGAAAAAGGCGTGGCAGAAATAACAATCAAGATAGACACTGGAAGAGATTATAATGACTACTGTCGTATTGATTGCTCTACATATCTCTTCTATAAAGATAACAGGTTCTACATTCCAGAGAATGTACGGGAGAGATTTAGGAAAATTGTCAAAGAAAATGTAATGTGGGACATTGAAGAACGGTTTGGAGACTTAAAAGGAGCGATAAACAAATTCAATCGGGAAGCTAAATGGATTGGTTATACAAAATTTGTACTTTATATGATTGCTTTGTCCGGTTGGGCTGTAGCTGCTGTGTTGTTTCTTATGCGTTAACAGTATTTAATATGGAAAGATATAGGATTGTAAGAGAAACAAAATATAGCGGCTGTATTCCAATAACTACGTATTTTGTACAAGTCAGAAAAGAAAGCCGTCTTTCGTATGGGTGGACGAACATTAAAGGCTT